GTAGCATCAGATATAATATGACCGCCACCTCTACCTTTATATTGATCAACCCAACGATCTAATTCGGGATTATATCTAAATCTTCCACTATCATCAGTAATTTCATCAATCTTCTCAACTTGCTTCTCGACCTTAGCTGCATTATCCTTTGTAACCCTCTCGACCGGTCTAGGTTCTCTAGCCTTATTTTTATCTTCTCTCTCTTTAGAGGCCTTTTCGTTCTCTTCTTTTAGGTCTTTTTGTCTCTTTTCATTAGATTTCTTCTCTTCTTCTGCATTTGCACGCTCTCTCTCACGCTCTTTTTCTCTCTCACGTTCTTTCTCGCGCTCTTTTTCTTCTTCTTTGGCTTTTTCTTCTTCTTTAGCTTTTTCTTTAGCTTTTTCTCTCTCTTTTAACTTATCTCTGAGCTTCGTGCCTAATATATCTAATAGGTTTTTACTATCATCTTCGGCATTATTGATAGAAGTTAAAATATCGACTGCCTGAACTTGCTTATTGACTATTTGTCTAAGAGTCTCATTTACAATTCTAAATGCCCCGACATAGTCCTGAGCATGATCATCCGCTTTTGTAAAAGTTCTCTTATTATCCTGAAATACCTGGTCAAATTTCTCAGTAACAACATTCAGAGACGCGTCTAGTGACGCCATTGACGTACTTACATCTGATAAAGTATCTTCATTAGCAGCAGCCTTAAAATTATCCATGTTATCTTACTTCGTCGTGTCTATTATTATATTTTGGACTTATTGCTGGACCAAACCATACTGGATACATGGCGTGGGCGTCAGGTGGCTCGACTAAACCGACTACATTTGAGTCCCTTAGTTTAGCTGGAGCTCCTGGACCAGTTGGTGTTGTTGGTGGGGATGATTTTACAGGAGTGGTTGTTTGTGATGGTGCTGAACTTGGTGCCGTCGAGCTCGATATAGATGTAGCTGCAGCAAGATTAGTACCTTGGGTTATTGTAGGCCTTACAAAATTAGGTGTTTGTTGTGACTGAGTCTCTGTTCCAGATCCACCGGTTGAACTAGGAACAAATATATCTCCGGTTCCACCTTCATTTGGTGCAGCAGAGAAGTGCATTGGGTCTTTTACACTTTTCCAATTCATGCCCCAGCCTAAGCCAAAACTCTTTGCTACCATTCCTATTCCTGGAGGAAGAGTAGTCTTTGTTGAGCCATTTGGATTTTCACTTGGATTAATATCTAGTGCGGCTCCGTATGCATGCCAACTAGGTACAGAAGGATTATTAACATTTGGCCTGTTATTGTATCCCCCTAGCACCTTAATATAACCAGGATTTGTGTTATCTAGATAGTCTACAAGGCCTTGGAATCTCTCTTTATACTTTACCGCGACTTGAGCAGAGGCTCCTCCTTTAGACTTTACAGTGGCAAGTTCAGGTTTAGGTACTGGGAAGAATCCACCCGGTGAATTATAACCACTTTCTGGTGTCGTTCCACTTCCAAAAGAACCAGGCTGTTCCGTATCTTCACCTCCAGATTGTTTAAATAATATTCCATCTGCGTTAAAAGATATTTTCTCGGCATCTATCTTTAAGTCTCTATTTGAACTCTCGGAAGTTGTCTTGAGTTCCTCAAGAGCTGCACTCGCGGTATTTACTGGCTTTTTATCATCTACACCCGCCTCAAACGATGGCTTAAGTTGACCTTCTTGGGTAGTATAGTCTGACATTCTCATAGCAAAGCTGCTTACGCCATACTTCTTTCCTATATTACTCTTATAAGAATTTAATATAGTGTCTAGACCTCCAGCCTTTGATTGCTGCTCGGAGTTCATATTGCTATATGTGCTTATAATCTCAGAAGATCCAGACTCAAACTCCCTCGTAGCAGCCATCTGTCTCTGCGCTGTATCATCAGATTGTATAGAGGCAAGCCGTATATTTGTGTCCGCCCTCTCAGCGTCAGATCTTTTTTCTGGAACTTGAGGTGTTGGGATTACTGGAGGTGGTGGCTCTGCTATAGGAGGTGTGATATCAGATGCTGGAGTTATATCATTTGGCTTATTATCACCACTTAACCATTTTTGTATGTATGGAATTGCAGCTACAGCGCCTATACCTAATAATCCACCTATAAATGCGGAAGCCATACTTCCACCAGAAGACGATGATCCAGAAGATGTACCACCTTTACTTAATATTTGTCCAAGTAGACCAAGCATCTTGGTCATTTGATTATTTAATTGAGCTAGTAGATTATTAGTCTCATTTAGCTGCTCTGAGACACCCTGCATACTATTGTCTAGCTTATCGCTAGCTCTATTCGTCTCAGATATATCTGTGTCTAGTTCTTTTAATAGACCTGAAAGTCTAGGGAACATAGTAGCGAATATTTTATTGTTTACTGCCCTAGCCGCCCTACCAAATGCTCCTAGTGCACCTCCTTCCTTTGTTGGAAGAGGTGTTTTAGTATTATCTTGCGATTTCGGCTGCTCTAGTTGTGCAGGCGCCTCTTGTTTCTTAGTGGCTTTGGACTCTTGAGCATCGGCTTGTTGTATAGCTATTTGCTCTTTGATAGTGTCGGCCATTCCGCCGCCTATCTTATTATTGAGTTCGTCTACTACGTGACCCTCGTCAGTTATAGAGTACTTTCGTCCTAACCAGTTAATACTATTTGGGTCTTTACTGGCCATTTATCTTTGCCAACTTTTCTTGTCCACGCATGAAGCTTGTGACACCAAGAATTGCGCCAAATGCCAAGTGAATTAATCCACCATTGGATAATGTTAGGCTTTGCCATGGAGCATATGTAAATTGTACACCGAGACCTTTAAATATAACAGGTAAGAACATGGTAATTAGTGGGAATCCTATAAAGTCCATAAAGCATATTCCCATATAGAGCCATCCCATTGCTGGGCGCCAATATGCCTTTACCCAATGCTCTTCTTCTTGCTTTATCTGTTCATCTACAATCTCTTTATCGATAGATGTCTGCGCTAGACCCACTGATGCCTGCGCCTGCGCAGTAGCTTGAACAGAAGCCATTTGAACAGTCTGTTGTGCTATAACTGAAGAGTTTTGGTTATTGTTATTCACATCAATTACTGTAACTGCTGGTGCAGGAGCTGGCGCGGGTGCAACTGGAGCAGGATCAGTATTTTGATCATCTGGTTTTGTAAACTTAGCCATTCGCCTGTTTCCTCTGTTCTTCCACCTCTTTGAGGTGTCGCATTATCATCTCTACGTAGAGGTCGCGCTCGAATGGTATAAGATTCTCTACTTCATTTATTGAGTATTTATGGTGCTGAGCCAATGAGAATATTGTTGTATAGTAATTCTCTAGATTATTGTGGTTCAGCGCAGCGTAAAAAAATCAGATAGTGTCGTTAACTCGATCTCCCTGTCGCTTCCCTTTAAATTCTTATATTTTATAATATAAGACATCTTTGGCTGATTTGACATAAATTCTCTGACCTGCTCGAATGTCTTAACATCTAGATTCTCTAAATATTCACCTATTTCTTTTAATGTATATTGAGAGCAGTCATAGACTTCATCACCCTCATAGATCTTATCAACACATCTTACTATAAGCTGAAAGAATGCCTCATTTCCGGACTCTAGGAATTCCTTATCTTCATATAGAGTTATCTTTGGATATTTTAACTGTATTCCAGAAGTGCTAGTGATCTTTATAATATTTTTTACATTTTCTGGAAATATAATATTGATTTTTTTCAGGTTAATATCAAAGTCATAGATCTTCTCGTCTTCTTTATCTTTATAAGATACCTTGACGGTATCATTTACTGAGTTAGCGCGTATCTGAATAAACAAATACTCGAGATCAAATAATGATAATATATCGATATCAAAATCATCTAATATGCAGTTATTAACGACCTGTTTTATTGAAAGAAGTATATCACTTTCTTGGTCACTGTCTTTTGCCATTAATAAAATCTTTTCTTCTTTAACAAGAAAAGGCCTAAAGTTTAATTTTTGCTTAGTGCTTGGAACTTCTAGCACAAATTGTGGATAGGATGTTTTTGGTAACATAATATACTCCAGTTAAATATAATTAAAAGTTTGGATCTAGTGTTTGATCTGCAAATCCATAAGAACCGCGTTGGCTATATGCAGTGTTATAACCATAATCTGATGACCCACTAATTAAACTCGTTAATGCACTTCCTACAACATATCCTGCTGATGATGGAGATGAGAATGCTCTTACAAGAGTGTCAAAATTAATACTACCACCTCCACCAGTGATGTCCACTTGATCTACTGACCAATTCTTAAATGTAAATCCAACTGTCACTTTCATCAGTGAGTTATTATTACCCCAGTCCAAGTTAATATCATTTAGACTATTAGGAAATGCGTCATAGAACGTGACTTGCTTTGTTAATAGACCATAGTTATCAAAAACAAATATATCGATGTCACTAACATAATCATCTTTATAGTTTGTCGTATAAGTTGGAACAGAGTAGTTTAATAGTGTTCCTGTAAAATCAACAACTGATGTCATCCAAGCATAGAAATATCTATAGATTGATCCATTAGAATCAGCTAGGAATGTAAAACTGGTGTCTGTAAACTGGGCATTAAAAGGCATCTTTTCATTGACACCTAGGCCATATCTCCTTACATCATTTGTCTGTAATAAAACGCCTGGGAGTCTTGCCTGCTCAGCTCTAAATTGTATAAGTCTCTCAATACCATTAACGTCAATACCTGCGCCCCTATTCCATACAGTCTCTCTGATTAATTGAGGCGATGACATGACTATGAAGAACTTATTGTTCTGCAATACTCCATATCTAGCTATATTTGAGTTAAAAGATGATATGTTAAATGCCATTATCTTACCTTACTGAGAGAGTCTTTGTAAATGCTCGCCACAGTTGATTTCTTAAATCTCTGAAGCGGTAGCATCAGTGCAGTGTCCCAATTCTTAGGCTGCACATATAGGTATTTATTGCCCTGCACGTGATCCCACAAATAATGCTTCAAGCAAGGTGCAAAGTGCTTAAACTTTGATGAGCTCTGTAAGATCTCATAAGATATTCTCAATTTAGTCGAGTCGTCATACTTCTTGTTATTAGCAGTTTGGTATAATGCATCCATTAGCTTTGCCCTCAACATAGGAGGCAAATAGTGAAGGTTAATCCCCAAGAATCCATCCGACTTAAATCCAATTGGAAATACCAATGGAAACGTATCATAGAATGGTAGAGTATCTTTGTGCTTTGGATCATAAAAGAACATATACATCTTACCGATCGACTTAATATCGATCTTATTGACGACATTATCCTTGTCGGTCATTAGTCTCTCTGGCTTTACATTACGCGAAGACAGATCGCTCGCCGAGTTCCTGTACCAGTCACGGGCATCCTGAGTCTGATTAGGTGTTATACCGGAGTCAGATCCACCAGCTGCAATTTGTGTGAAATAATTTGCCATCAGAAGTTTATATTTAACTCTCTCTCGGTAAAGATATGGAAGCTCCAGTTTCTGTCCTCACAGAATGCCTTTGCAGCCTCCCACTTAGCATTATTTATTCCCCAAGTATAGACCTCGTTTATATACCTCTTAGTGGCTTTCTTTTGTACAACTGGAGGAACTGTCTGTGATGATGGCTTTACTTCAATTACAGCAATCTCGATCTTTCCATCAGAATTCTTCTTCTTAACATAAAAGTCTGGAAAGTATCTATGTATACGCCCGTCCACGGGAGACCTATATGGTATACAAAACTCTTCAGAAGACCACTGTATGATATCTTTATGACTATCCAGATACATCATCAATTTAAGCTCCCAGCTAGACCTATAAATGATGTTAGCCGGGTCACCCTTATATTTATCGGGATGTTTAGGCTTAAAGTATCCCTTGTGTGTCTTCATAAGATTGACCAATTTGTCTATAAATAAACTATCAAATGCTATTTATAAGGTAAAAGTATGGCCATATCAGATCTTTTAAAGTTTGGGGCTGCTGCTGGCGCAGTAGGTGCTACAGCTTATGGCGCAAAAAATGTCATAAGTGCCAAAGCAAACGACCCAAATGCTGTAGTTAATAGGGACATGTTTGCTGGACAAAACTTAACTTTTCCTGAGGATCTGGTAGCAGATGATATTGGTAGAAATTTCTATATAGACATACAATTCCAAAAGTATCAGAGAAGATCTATATTCGATCAGCCTATATTACAGGCACAGGGTGGAATACAACTACCTATACCAAACAACTTAAGAGATCAAACTGGTGCCAATTGGCATCAGTTTGATAATGCAAATAATCCTGCACTTGGAGCTGGTATAGAGCAGTTTTTAAAGAATAACCCAGACTCAGCGACTAAAGGATATGATACTGGTAATTTTTCGGGTGATTTAGTTGATGTTGGCCAAAAGCTTGCTGCCGGAGCCGCAACAGGTGCTACTAAAAATCTATTAGATGGACTAGCACAAGGTGCAACAGCACAAGGTCTACAAACATTTGGTCTTGCGCAGAATCCATTTATGACAATGTTATATCAGAGTCCACAATTTAAGTCACACACGTTTGAGTGGACACTGGCTCCTAGAAATGAGTCTGAGACAGAGACACTAAAGAATATAATACTGTCGTTTAAGTCACATATGCTACCTAGTTTTGCTCCAGCAAGCGGTGGTATATTACTAACTTATCCTGACATGGCTATAGTGACATTATATCCAACTGGGTATCTATATGATTTTAAGATGTGTGTTGTAAAGGATCTAGCTATAAACTTTGCTCCATCGGGGCCATCATTCTTTAGAACTATTCCTGCACCGACACAGGTAATCTTAAGTGTTACTCTACAAGAAATTGAGTTCTTCATGAAAGAAGACATACTTGATCCTACAGGAACACAGGGTGGGCTAAGAGGTCAGGCAGACTCATTTAGTGCTGGTGGTGGCCCTGGAAGATCCGCTGGACCAGGAGGTCCTGTAATACAACCACCACCAGCTCAAGTTACACCTTCTCCGGATGACCAAGTTACACCATATGGTTCACAAGGTTAATACAGATGTCTGAAAAATACTTTTCAAAGTTTCCATTAACACAATATGCAAACAATATAGTTGTTAATATTATCGAGCGCGCTAAATTAACTAATAGTGTTATCAATAATCCGTACATATACTATAATTATGAGATAAAGGAAGGTGAAAGGCCAGATCAAATTGCCGACTTCTATTATAATGATCAATATATGGATTGGCTTCTGTATCTCTCAAATCAAATAGTTGACCCATATTATGAGTGGTACTTACCCGAAGATACATTTAATTCTTATCTAGTTAAAAAATATAATCTAGGCACTAATATTAATATATCGACTTTAAAAAATAAGGTTTACTATTATAAGAATAATTGGTATAATGAGTCTAGGATAACTATATCTGACTATAATGCCTTACCATATAATCATCATCGATATTGGCAAGAAGTTTACGATGATTTTGGAAACATAGTTTCTTATACTAGAAAGCGTAATGATTGGACTATTAAAACTAATAATATAATTAGTTATACTTATCTTGATGAAACTCCAAATAATTTTATTGTAAATGAGATAGTATCAGTACACTATAGTAATACACATATTGGAAAAGGACAAGTAGCCAGTTCTAATAGTTCACATGTTGTTTTACAACATTTAAGCGGTTATGTATTTTTTAGTCCTGGTTATTCTTCTCCATATGTTTATGGTACGGAGAGTGGGGCTAATGTTGTATTTAATGCAGCGACTAGCTTGGCAAATAATATAGTTGTTGGAGAAGAGATCTATTGGGATCCAATTAGTATCTATGATTATGAGAGGATACAAAATGAGAGTAAGAAGAGTATTAAGGTCCTTGATAGGGGACTTTCCATGCAAGTATCTGAGAGCCTAACGAAACTGTTATGAGTAATCCGGGCGATATTCAAGTAAGTTCTTTTACTATAAAGACTGCTTCAGGAACACTAGACCTGACTTACTCATTTGTGAGCGCTTCTATCTACGAGAGCATTTTTACTCCTGGAATAGTTATGTATGTTAAGGTACTTGACACCGATGATCAGGTAGGAATACATAAGATAGTAGGTGGAGAGCCTGTGTCTATATCTTTAGGAATCCCTGGTGGAGTCAAAGCAAACTATAAGTTTACTGTTATGCAAAACGACAACACTGTTGGTGCTACAGCGTCGATGAAGTCTAAGATGTATATGCTAAAAATGGTATCCGACGAGGTCATTCATGGGCATATCAATACGACAATTAAGAGTGCAGACACTCAGATATCAAATCTTGTTCAGCAGATACATAAAGACTTACTACACAGCACAAAAAACCTCATAGTTGAAGATACTCAAGGAAACCAACACTTATCATTAAATGGTGGTATGTCTGCTCATGAAGCGATAGCTATGATTAGAAAAAGAGCTATGTCTGCCGAGAATAAGTCATCTCTCTTTGTCTTCTTCGAGACAAGACAGGACTCTGAAACTGTTTTTAAATTCTCTACTATAGAGAATCTTTTTAAAGGTGACTCGGTCAAGACATTCCAGCAATCTGACGCTATTAACAGTAGCATCTATAATCAAACGGATAATCAGATTATAGCTATAGAGATACCGACCCACTTTAATACGATGGAGAGAATAAAGAAAGCCGCATCCGATGTCATCGAGTTTGACTATACAACTTGGCAATATACTAAAAAGAGAATAGTATCGAATCCAACAGACTATACGACCGGTGGTACCGGAAATATGATATCAGCTGATGTCTTTGATAAGTTTATAAATGCTGCAAAGAATCTTCCTCAACTATTTGTGCCAACCGATAACTATAAGAGGGCAGTCACACACATACCCGAAAAGATTCAAGATAGAAACTCATACCTCTCAACACTATCGCAAAACTCGATAAAGATTAGAACTTATGGGGATCTTGCTATAAAAGCAGGTGACGTAATAACCTTAAATATACCAACAAGATCTAGCACGACTGATAATAAGAAAAATGATTCACAGCTATCTGGTAAATTCCTAGTTTCTAGAATACACCATGATATAGGATTGGTCTCTGAGTCTCCTAGATATACTTGTGTTATAGAGTGCATTAAGGGTAATATAGAGACTGGTGTACAATGACAGAAACTAATCTAGGTAGCAATTTCTCATGGTGGGTTGGCAAAGTCGTTAATGTAAAGGACGACCCATATCTATCCGGGCGCGTGCGTGTAAGAATAATAGGTCGCCACGACGATATTAATAACTTTCCAGATGACTCTCTACCATGGGCAATGCCTATGCAACCTATCACTAGCGCAGCAGTCGGAAGAATAGGAACATCACCGTTAGGCCTTTTACCTGGCTCACACGTATTAGGGATGTACGCCGATAAAGACCAGCAGTACCCAATAGTACTCGGCTCATTTGGTAAAGGTGGAGATGCCGACGGTGGACCCATTGAGGATGGAGCAATATCAATAGACTATAAGAATGGTGGAAGTATACCATCTCTTAGCCAGTCGGATGACGTGTTAGATAATAACGCCTTCAATAAATTATTTCTTGGTAGAGCTCTTACTGAGAAGATATATGACAGTCTTACAAATAATGGGGGTCCTAATCCTTCGACACCTAATACTAGAGGCTCTAATATAACGAAAGATGTTAAGGCAAAATTACATAAGCCTGATGTGCCTACTACAGCTTCAGTAGATCCAAAGGATAAAGGTAACGTATTAGATCATATTAAACAGGTAGACCCACAATTTCGATCTACGGTACTCCCTAACGCTACAACTAATGTATCATCTGTTAGGGTTATTATGCAGATGGCTAGCCCAAAAGGCATTAATAATTTATTACAAGAATCTATGACTAGAGCATT